CGTCTCTTGCTGATGGTGTGGACTTGACCGTCGGCGCGGCATACACTCCGAACCTTGCCTTCGAGCGTTCTGCCATTGTCGGCGTTATGCGCCCGCCTGTCATGCCCGCCAACCCGGTGATCAGCCAGACGCTGATTTCCGACGGCATGGGTATGACCTATCTGCTGCTGGACATTGCACAGTATGGCCAGCGCACTTGGGAATTGCACCTTGCTTGGGGCTTCAAGGCGGTGCAGCCTGATCACATCGCTACACTTCTGGGCTAATCAGTTTCACGAGGGGGCAGGGCGACTTGCCCCCTTTCATAAGCTGATCATAAGGGTGTTTCAAAATGGCCGTAACAATCGAAACAGGCGCGGGCGTAGCGGGTGCCGACAGCTATATTACGGCTGCGGAATTTACGACGCTGGAAGCCGCGCTGTTTACATTGGCGGTTGCGGGCACTGACGCGGCCAAGGAAGTCGGCTTGCGCAGGGCGTGGGTTTACCTTCGCGCGCTGGATTGGAACGCCTCCACATTCCCGCTTTTCCTTGGCACGATTCCCGATGTGGTTAAACAAGCTCAAATGGTTTTGGCGCGCGCTGAGATTGCATCCGAGGGCACGCTGTCGCCTGACGTGACACTGAGCGGCAAGAAGGTTTTGACAACCGTTGGAGACTTGAGCTGGACGCTGCAATCAGCCCCCAACACGGTTGAGGCATCCCGTCCTGTCATCAGTATGGCAATGGACCTGTTGCGCCCGTATCTTACCTCTGGCAGCACGACATTTCTGGAGCGCGCATAATGGCTGGTGCATCCATAGCCGCAGAAGTCGCACTGGCCTACGCTGAGGCGGGGCGTGATGCGGGCGACGGGCTTGGGGCGGTCTATGTGACCATAACCCGGCCAGGGCAGCCCACGGGGCCGGAATGGAACCCCACACCCGGCGCGCCAGTGGTTCACACCTTCACGGCCAAGCCATCCGCCAAGGCTTACACACAACGGACCGGGTTGGCACTGGGTGTCGGTGAGTTTGTCTATTCGCTGGTCAATGATGGCGTGACGATTATCCCTAGCACATCGGACGTGCTGACAATTGACGGCGTGAATTGGCCCGTGCAGGAAGTCATCCCTATGGACTCTGCGGGCTTTGTAATATCGTGGCTTGTGAGGGTGGCAAAATGACCGTTGTTCCGGCACGCGTTGATCTGAAAATCTACCAAGGCTCTGACTTTTCTCAGGTCGTGACGTTTTTGCAAACTGCGGGCGGAACGCCTGTCGATCTGACAGGGCTGACCGGGCGTATGCAAATTCGCCAGACTCTGGCATCCTCTGACATTATTATGGACCTGACCACTGCCAACGGGCGGCTGACATTCGGCGGCGCGACTGGCGTTGTGACAATGACGTTAAACGCAACGGAAACGGCCACGATCTTGACAGATGGCGTTTACGATCTGGAATTTGTAACAAGCGCGACCAGTGCGTCGCGTTGGCTTGAGGGTCTTGTGATTCTCAGCAAGGAGGTCACGCGATGACTGCCGTGGTAATTCAGCAGGCCACGCCGACGCAGGTTGTCGTTTCGTTACCTGCCGCACCCATGGCGGTTACTGTCGGTATTCAGGGGCCGGGTGGAACACCTGGCGCTGACTCCACTGTACCCGGCCCGACTGGCCCGACAGGAGCGACCGGCCCGACTGGCCCGACTGGCGCTGACTCCACTGTACCCGGCCCGACTGGCCCGACTGGCCCGACTGGCCCGACTGGCCCGACCGGCCCGACTGGCCCGACTGGCCCGACTGGTGAAGGCGTTCCGGCTGGCGGCACGACAGGGCAAGTGCTGGCCAAAATTAACGCTACCGATTACAACACGCAATGGGTAACGGGCGGCATCACGCTCATAAAGGCCACAGACGAAGAACGTGTCAGCAGTAATGCCCTCACGACTGATGCGGACCTTGTTTCCCCAACACTGGATGCGAACAGCTTTTATCGTTTCGAGTTGATGATTTTATTCACCGCAGGCATAACGGAAGATATGAGGTTTCGAGTTGACCGCACAGGACTTGCCGACGCAGATTTGAAGTACGCATCCGACTTGGACAACTCGGGTGCCGTTACTTTGAGTTTTGGCAATACCGTTAATTGCGCTGGTGCTACGGCTGCAAATTTCCGAATGGGTAATTACATTGGAGTCTTGAAGACGGGGTCTGACACGGGAACGATTCGAGTGGATTTCGGCCAAAACGTATCTGGACTGAATGTCACCACAATGCGGACAGGTTCAATGATGATTCTCAGGAAGGTGTCGTAAATGAACGACACAGCCAAGCGCATGATGAACGCAGCCAACACCGAAGCGCTGTTTGCCGCTGCGGAAAATGCACTGCCCGGCGAAGCGCGCAAAGCGACGTTGCTTGCCGCAGTGCGACGGTTGCATTACAATGCCAGTATCGCGCAAGGGTTCAGCCCGGATGAGGCTTTGACGTTGTGCATGGACTCTGTGAGGATTGAATGACAACCCGCGACACTCGCCGAGCATTCCTGAAGCTGCTGGATGAAACATGGCCTGGCGTTCAGTCGGAGTTTGTCGCGGCCATGCGTCAGGCGCGGGCCGGTGTCGATATGCAGGCTCTTGAGGCGGCTATCGGGCGCGGGGATGTAGACGCGGCGTTCCGCGCGTTGCGGTTCGATGCCGCCGATCTGTTCCGCACCGATACTGCAATCACCGCGGCGCTGGCGGCTGGCGGCAATTATCAGATGGGCGCGTTTCAGCACGCCACCCGCCGCGCGCCGATTGCCAGCCGTATTGTGCAGTCATTCGGGGGCCGGAATGAGCGGGCCGAGCGGATCGCGCGGGACTTGGGCGCGCGGCTGGTGACTGAGGTGGTGGACGATACCCGCGTGTTGATTGCCCAGACGATCCGGGCAGGGCTGGAGGCAGGCTCAGGGCCGCTGCGTACCGCCCTGGACATTGGCGGGCGCATGACCAACGGCAAGCGTCAAGGCGGGCTGGTGGGACTGCACAGCACGCAGGCGGACTATGTGCAGAATATGCGCGGGGAACTGTCCGATCCGGCACGCATGGCAAACTATTTCACGCGCACCCGGCGCGACAAACGCTTTGACGGGATCGTGCGCCGGGCCATTGCTGACGGCAAGCCTGTCGGGCAGGCCGACATTGACCGCATGGCCGCGCGTTATTCGGATCGGCTGCTGGCGTTGCGTGGTGAAACAATCGCCCGCACCGAAACGCTCAAGGCGCTGAACGCCGGGCGGCAAGAGGCGCTGGACCAGTTGATCGAAAACCCTAACAACGATGTGCGGGCTGAGGATGTCGTTCGGGCTTGGGACGCAACATCTGATTCCCGGACGCGCGAAACACACGCTGCAGCGGATGGGCAGGTTGTGCCGCAAGGTGAGGCGTTCACGGTGGGCGGATATTCTATGATGTATCCTGGTGATTCAAGTTCAGCGCCAGCGTCAGAGGTCGCGAATTGCCGATGCGTGGTTGATATTCGAATTGATTTTTTCGCGAGGTTGACGTAAAATGTTCGGGCCAGACACAGTGTATCAGCACCGGCTGGCCCTAACCAATCTGATCGTGAAAGGATCAAAAATGGCTAAAGCTGATCGTAGATGTTCTGTCGATGGATGCAACGACAATGTAGTGGCGCGCGGTTGGTGTGACGCTCATTATCGCAGATGGAAGCGGCACGGAACAACTGACACGCCCCAATCTTTGAAAAAGACTATTCACAAACAATGCAGAGTTGATGGGTGCGGTGGCAATCCAAACGTTTTGGGAACAGCCAAAGGATACTGCCCTGCACACTACAATAGGCTGAAAAGGCACGGCAGCCCCACGGGCGGGAACGTTGCGCCCGGGTCGGTGCATGAGTGGTTGCGAGAAGTCTCGAAATCAGATGCTCCCGAATGTATATTCCGCTCAGGCATTCAAAATAGAGGTAAGGTGACATACCGTGGCGTTGGGATGCACTACGCAAGGATGGTTGCTTTTCTCGCTCATGGTGAGCCTGATACTGGATTTGACTGGGCGCTGCACAAGTGTCGCAACGGTGCTATCGGGTGCTGTAATCCCAATCACATATACTGGGGATCACCTAAGCAAAACACGCAGGACCAGTGGCGTGATGAAACTCGCCCGCATGGTGAAGCCGCAACGGTTTCAAAACTTACTGATGCGCAAGTTGTCGAAATGAGAGGTCTAGTCGGCAGTATGAGCGTTCGTTGCATAACAAGGCGTTATCCTGTATCTGAAGGTCAAGTCCGAAGAATAATACGCCGTGAAAGATGGGCGTGGATGTAAAGGAGGCGCAGCATGGTCAAATATACCTTTCGCTACGCTTGATCAGTGGGTCCGCAAGACCGAACGCCGGATTGACGCTGTGTTGAAAGACGCAACGCAATCTGTCGTGGCTGTCGCTCAAACACCGAAGTCTAAAGGGGGTAAGCTCCCAGTTGACACCGGGAATTTGCGCAACAGCCTGTTATCTTCAGTATCTGGCGGGGCTTCGGGGCAGGGCGCGGAATCATACATCATGACGGCGGCGGGTATGAAGGGCGGCGACGTGGCGACCTTCACATACACCGCCGCCTACAGTAAGGCGGTAAACAACGGCCGCAATGGCCGTCCCGGCGCGCACTTTGTCGAAGGTGCCGTCGATCAATGGCCCGCGATTGTGCGGGCATCTATTGCAAAAGCAAAGGCGCGGGTCGGATGAACCACAAGGAAATCAAAGCCGCCCTGCGCACGCGCCTGGCCGCCACGCCGTCCGCGCCGCCGATTGTATGGGGTGAAAACGCGCCGGGTGTTTATGACACGCCGTCGCTCCAATACGTCACGCCGGATCCGCCTTATTGGTTGGCATATTTTACCACAACCCCGCCCGAGCGTTTCGGATTGTCCAAATCAAGCCTGATGACTGTTCGGTTGTTTGTGGCAGTCTTTGTGCAGGAGGGCACGTTCGATGATGAGGCCGACGACCAGGCGCAGCGCGTCATTGACCAATTCCCCATTGACCTGATACTATCCGCCGGAGACGGTCAAATTCAGGTGACGGACATGGGCGACCCACAGCCGGGCGCAATCGACGGCGCATACTTTCGCAAGAATGTGTCGATCCGTTGCCGCGCAATCTTTCAAAGGACACCTTAAATATGGACAAGAAAACATCCCGCGCAAAGGCTGGGCCGATCACAGGCGCGCGCATCGTCACAATGCCAACACCGACCGGCACGACACCAGCCATGATCTACAATGGCGATGTACCTGAGAAGGGCGATGTCCTGCATTTCGCAATGTCCAACGGCGTCACTTATTCCGGCACGGTGGCTGACGTCACTGAGGCGGACGGCGAAGTTCTGGTCGAGTTTACATCGGGTCTTGTCCCGGTCCTGAAATAGGCATCCCGCCTATCCACGCCCATGAAAGGAAATCATCATGGCACTTACTGAAGGCATCGGCGGGTTTTTGTCCGTCTCTGCGGCCACCCCCGCAACATTCAACGACACTGGATACGCCACGCTGACGTGGACCGAAGTGGGCGAAGCATCCGAAGTTCCAGAATTTGGCGCGGCCTATTCTGCGGTCACGTTCACGCCGCTCAAGACTGGCATCGTGAACAAATTCCACGGCGAACTGAACTACGGGTCAATCACTATCCCGCTTGGCTACGATTCTGCTGACGCTGGCCAGATCATCTTGCTTGCCGCGCTGGCATCCAAGGATGAAATCAGCTTCCGCGAAACCCGCAGCGACGGCACAATCCGTTATATCATGGGCAAGGTCATGTCGTTCCCGCGCGGCCAGTCGGTCGGGTCGGTCAACATGGCAAGCTGCAACATCGAGTTCACGCGCGCCGACGTAGAAGTGGCCGCACCGTAATCCTGCACCTCCTCGCAGGCCAGGGGGGTGGGACGTGGTTTACCTCACCCCCCGACTTTAACCCAAACCAAAGGACACAAACCATGGATTGTTTCGACTCGGTATCGGCATCAGAGGCAGGCGCTTGGCTGCACCTGACCAACCTTCGCACAGACGCGCCAGCCTACGTCACAGGCAAGGACGGCGCGTCCGACTTGTCCAAGCCTATGCGGATCAACCTGATCGGCATGGACGCGCCAGCGGCAAAGGCCAAGGCACGCAAGCGCGCAACGGATATTCTCAAGCGGCGCGGCGGCAAGATGGACTTTGCCAAAATGAGTCCGGCGCAAATCGGGGCCGTGATTGATGAAGGTCAAGAGGGGATTGTCCAAGCTGCCGTTGATCAAACAATCGGATGGGAAAACCTGAGCCTCGACGGCAAGCCTGTGGAGTTTTCGGAAGAAGCGGCGCTTGCGATCTATCGCAAGTATCCGTCTATCTTGGACGAGGTGACGGAGTTCTTGAAGGACCGTGCCAATTTTTTCGCACAAGCCTAGAGGCGCTTTGCCTCTGGGCGCGACAACACGCTTGGTTATGCGCGCAGCCGCAGGACATAAAGCAGACGCGGTGGAGTTTTTTGGAGCGGGCAAATGAAGAACCGGAATTTCCTGAGTTGTTGTTTCGTGCTTATCTTGCGGAATGGCTGTTCGACGTGGGGCCGGTGATGCAGGGCGGGATGGGGCCGGTGGCCCTGTCCCATTTAGAAATTCAGGCGTGGGCCGCAAATGTGGGGCTGAGGTTTGAAGGCGACGAAGCGCAATGGCTGCAAAAAATGAGCGGGGTTTACGCAAGTGAATTGTTCGAGTCGAATGGCAAAAACACGCCGCAGCCGTTCCGGGAGTAAGCCATATGGATGACATGGCATCGGTCGGGCTGAAGGTTGACAGCCGGGACGTGCGGACGGCCAGCGGCGATCTTGACAGGTTTGCAGGTGCGGGCGACAAGGCTGGTAGGTCTGCAAAGCAAGCCACGGGCTCGTTTGGCGGCATGGCGCGCGGCGCGATCAGAATGGCCGCAGGTCTAGGCCTTGCTGTTTCGGCTGCTGCGGCTCTGGCCAGTGCGTTTCGCGGCACCCAGCAATATACTGTTATGACAAACTCACTGCGGGCAATAGGAATGTCCGGCATTGAGGCGGCGGCTGCGCTTGAACAGATTGGAGATATTG